CGCGAACTTAATACGGACAGTATCCTTTGGATTTTCATCAGTATATAATCTCCTTCCTGAACCTTTAGGCTTTTTTCCCGTTCCTACTTTTGGATCTCTTGCCATAACTCATCTCCTTTATGTGTTTTTCTATAATCTTACCTTGTCGTTTATGTAGACTAGATGCTTTCTTAAGTTGCTTTGCAACCTTTTTTATTTTTTTAACCACGTTTTTTCTCCTTCTTTTTTGCTTTTGATGGAAGTAGTCCTTTATTCACAGCTCTAGCTCTTTCACTAAAACCTAGTTTTTTACCTTGTTTTATTTTCTTTTTAATTGTTGATACTTTGGCAACCATTTAACATTTCCATCTTCTGCGAGCCTGTCTTAGTCTTGAGTTAGGATCTCTAGCAGCTTTTGGAAACTTTTTCATTTGTCCTGCGCTTCTCGCACAAAATGATTTACGTCGTTTAGCAGCTTTTGATCCTGGTTTGACTTTGCCAGTGACCGCTGTTTTTAGTTTAGAGCCAGGGTTCAATCTTCTATAGGCAGCGACCCCAGCTTTTGTCATGCCTGCTCCAGCCTTAGTTGGCCTGAAGTTCTTTCTATTTCTTGCCGGCATTTTACTTTGCCGTCTCATTTTATTAAATCCTTATAATATTTATCTAACATCTTTTTTGTTGATGGTTCTAAGATAGGTCTAACTTCTTTATAGTTTTTTAATTTTGAATTTTTCTTACCAGGTGCCTTGGTTACCTGTTGTGGTATCTTTGATCTATTAACAACCATATTATACCAATCCTTTGTAATACTTGACAAGACTTGGGTTGGATACTTTAACACCACCAAGATCTCCACGAATGTAACGACCACGATAAGGCTCAGTAAC